CTTTGCGCACCTGATCTTGGAAGGAGCCGTCACTGCGACCTTTTACCTCCATCGCTGTATCAGCCACTGTGTGGAGCTTTCCAAGGGCTTGGGCTTGCTGGGAGCGGAGCTTGTGGAGTCTGGCCATAGCACTTGCACGTTCCTGCCAGCTTAAGTCTTTGCGGTGGAGGTTTTCTTCCAGTTCCGCTTCCTCCGCTTCCAGTGGGGAGAGCTGCCCCAAGGTGACGTAGGGCACGAAGCCCTCTGGGACTGGCTGACTGTTATAGTGGAACTGGCCTCCCAGCATCCACAGGTCAATGATGGCTCGAAGCCGCCGCTCACCTGCGACCAGGACAAAGCCTTCGGGAGATTCCCGTACTACCAGTGCGTGCATCAGTCCCTTACTGGCAATTGTTGTGCCAAGTTCCGCCAGTGCCTGCGGGTCAAACTCTTGCCGCTGACGGTCTTTGGCGATGATGATTTTATCTACTGCGATTAGCTGCATTGTGGCCTCACTTATGACTGAAGAGGATGAAGAAAATGCCGTGTCTCAATGGCACGGCGCTATAGGCCAAGAATGGCTCAAAACCGGCCATTTTTGAGGGATTTATACGGTAATAGGCATTAACCCATGATGCAATAGGCAATGCGTAGAATGAGGGCAAGTTCTGGGAAATTTGAGATATGTTACTGGCATAAATCATGGGCAAATGCCTTTCATGAAAAAAGGGCCAGAGAGGGAAGGGTAACCCTAACTGGCCCAAGACGCTACAACTACGAATTACAGCAGGGGGTTACAGCTTGGCAACGCCTTTGACTTCAGCAAACACCTCACCGTCATTCGTGCCCATGCGGTGCTTGACACTGACACGGGCAGAGAGGCCGGGCAACATTGCGAAGGAGAAAGGTTCGCTGGGGTCGTTTTTGCCTACAGCTTCACGCAGGCGGCCCAGGGCTACGTTCTTGCCCTTGGACATGTCCAGCGTACCATTAGCATCCAAATCCAGCATAAGCCCCTGCTTGCAGATGACTTCATCGCGGCCCAGCTCGGCTTTGACCTGCGTATCTTCGATAGACCAGAAGATGTCCAAGGCAACGCCAGAGGATGTGCCGTCTTTCGATTGCCACTGGCGGGGGGCGATTTTGGAGATGATGGCCATGTATTCACCAACGGGCACAGGGATCACCTTGGTATCGTTAGCACCAGAGACTGTGGAGTCGAGAAAAGAATTAGCATCAAAAGTCATGATAGAGCTCCTGTAAAGTTAAGGTTAAGGTTAAGGTTAAGGCTGAGAAAAACCCCTCTCGATGGTGCGTGAGAGGGTGAGGCTAGTCTCGCACCCCTAACGGCAGGGTGCAAGAGGAATTGCTACAGTTACGCACATTGGCTACAGTACACCTCCCCGTGATTTCCACTTTCCTATAATAAGCCGAAAGTCCTGTGGTTGCCCCTGGGCGATGGGGAGATTGCGTGATTTGACGTCAGCGATTGCACTTCCCGTATCCCAGGAAAATTTCGTGCCTTCACGGACTGTGAGGATGACGTCAGAGAACATTGCAGGGAGTTTGGGCGCGAGGGCTTTGCCCAATGTGCTGATCATAATTTTCACCCCACCCAGCACCGCGTCAGTCTCCCGCTCGACGTGCGCAATGAGCACAAAGTGGCAGCGGCAATTGTCTGTCCACATGCGCACGATTTTCTCCACCTGATCTTGTGCGATGCCCCAGTCTGATTGATTCTTGACTGGCTTGCCTCCGACGACAAGTGACATTGCTGCACGAGCCAGTCCGGCCATACCGTCCACTACCAGGGCACGGGAAGGTTCCCAAGTATCAACACATCCAAATTTCTCCCCTGTACGGTCATCGGGAAAGTTATTCAGTGCTGCGCACAGAAGGAGGAATTGATTGTGCTTACTGCGATTTGGGTCAGACATTTTAGCAAGGGAATCCAGCGCCATTGTGTTGATTTTTGTCGCGTTGTCCAGAAGTTCACTGAAACTCGCCTTTGGCGCTGCTAATTGGTGCCAGTGAAGGTTCGGGGGGATCTCCTTCCCACGGTCAGTGAAGTAGCCGAGCAAGGATTCCAGCCCGGACTCCAAGCCCAAGTAGAATACCTCAACCCCTGCTTCTACCAGGGAGCCGATGGAGTAAGTTTTGCCAGTACCTGCTGGCCCCATCAGGAGCACATTGACGCCGGAGAGGGCGCTGGGGGCAGCGGGTGGGGTTGTCGATGCTGCAGTTGGTTCAGTCATAATTTTTTCCTCTGTTGTAAATAGTTAAGATATTTGTGGTATCTGCGGGCTCTATACACCTGCCAACCTACCAGCAGTGCGGCCACAACCCATAAGACACCGACCACAGCCCACGAGAGCAGCGCGAATCCCAGACAAATCCCGGTAGTAATCATGGCCACAATCCTCCCTGTTGTAAATAGCCAAAATGTTCAGCGAGATAGCACCTGCACGACTTCTACTATAGCCCAGATGAACAACACAAGTCTCAAGCAAATAATTACAGTGGCCATAGCAGTGCTTTCCTTTTGTGGGACTGTGGGCCCACTAACCTGCCAGCAGGACATTTTCCGCATAGCTCAGATGACGCTCAAACTCCCATCGCACCAGCTCTTCAGGAAACAGCTCTGAAAACTCCGTATCCCACAGCAACATCAAGGAACCGGGAACTGCCCAAGGGTGCTTTGTATGCTTTCGACAGGGAGTTTCGATGCACCGAAAAGTCCCTGCCATTGAGCCTCCCCCTTCTATCGGGCACCTGGCCCACACTTCCGCACAAATTGGGCAGAAGTACGCATAGGAACGTGGAGCTGCGTATTCCTCATGGATATGGATACCGCCACGTTGGCAACTGCCGAAGTAGTGGTTCTCCACAAAGAAATGCTGAGTGTAGGGGAGTGGGGATGGGAGCGCAGCCATCTTAACCCCCAAGCATCCCAGAGAGTTCCTCAGAGAGGCTCGCAGCCTGTTCTGGGGAAACTCCTCCTGGAAGCTCTGGTGCTGGTGCTTCGCCTGCCCCACGCGCATGCCCCCAGCTTTCCTCGTACTCTTTCACGCTGAGTTCCCGGCGCGCCAGTGGATCCCAGACTCGCTGCTCGAAGTTCACAGGAAGCCAATCATCTGGCTGCGAACTCTTACAGACAGCCACAAAGGGGCAGCCACCGTACTCCACACACCCTGCATCGAGGGAGAAGTCCCAGTAGCCTTCCTCCCAGCACTGGATCATCCGCTTCACATCCCGAAGCATCTGCTGTTCCCATCGCTCTATCTCGTACTTGCTGCGATATGTGGGAACTTCCATTGTGTCGTACTTGGTTTTCAGGATGCTCACCCCGCGAACGATGGTTCCTTTTGCCTGAATCCCATGCCTTGCGGCAGCCCACTGATATCCGGTGAACTGTGAACGCATCTCCCACTGCCGCGCGAAAGTAGCCCCAAGGCTGGAAGTGGTCTTTTCATCATAGATGAAGATTCCATCCATGCGCTCAGCGATCTGGTCACTTCGACCAGTGTAAAGGATAGGGTCGCCTGTGACTGGGTGTGCAATGTCGAGTGGTTCGGCGAAGCTGAACTCAATGCCCTTGTGGCCATTAGCGAAGGTGACTGGTTCCGCCCCGTCTGCCCCCAGGGGGTACATGGAGAAGTAGTATTCCAGCGCTCCGCACATGCGCTCCAGAGACTTTGGGGAATCTGGAGGGCAGGGGAAGTCACCATAGTGCGCGATAAGAGCTGCAAGGCCGATGCCTTCGGCGTCTTCTGCGCTTCGTCCTTCTACGAAAAACGCCCTGCGAGCGGCTTCGATTCCAGATGCAAAGGCCCCGCCAGCAATAAGATGCACAGAAGGAAAGCGGGATTTCCAGTGCTGCACGTATTGTCGAAAGGCTTTTTGTGGGCAGCTGCAGAAAGCCGACCGAATGGTGCTGTCAATTGTGTGTGGAAACATGGGCCGGATGCTGGTGCTGGCGCTGGTCATAGCAGTTCTCCTAGTAGTGCTTCACTGTCAATTGGCTTTGCCTTTGCCCTGGCCACCGCCTTCCCTTCCCTCGATGCACTGCTTCGCATACTGCTTGCAATACGCTCCTGACGGATAGCTGCGATAGCCTCTCGCATTTCCTCAATTGTGATTGTACCGTCAGCGGCTTTCCGCCGCCATTCTTGGAGTTTGGAGGGGATGATTTCAGTCATTGGAAGCACCTGCGCGGCGGATGAAGAGGGAAACCGCCCAGCTCAGGAAGCGAGCGCCAATGGGAAGGTCACTGTATTCGCCCTCCGCCCTGCGCGGGGGAATCCCAGGCAGCACATCGAGAATTACGTGAAAGTTGTCCAATTCAGCTTTGGACTCTACCCAATATTTGTAGTAATTGTCCTTAGCGCTGTCGGAGCTGCGAAGTTTGGTTTCCAGCTCAGTTATAGCTGCTTTGGCTTCCGCGAGTTCCTGCCGCAATGTGAGGATTTGAGCTGAAAGTGCTGGTGCTTTTGCCATGATTTGAGTCTCCAGTTATGAAAGTAAGGGGATTATTTGCGCGGAGTACGATGAGGTAATCCACACAAATAATCCTATAGTGAGTTTCTTCAGAGCGCAATTTAGAGCAATGATTACTTGGATTTACCTAGTTAAAACACCTGATTGTAAATAATCCCTGAAGTCGTTTTCCCGACTACCGTAGTCCGGTCTTGCAGCCAGTCCATTACCTCATCTTCTGTAACGTCGGCTCCAGATGCAGAAGTGATTCCGAAGGCAGCAGCAATTGCTTCTGGGGTCTCCTCTACAAAATCCCAGCAAAGAGCACTGACATCTAGCTCCATTTCAGTACCTGCAGCTTCCTCCTGTTCTTCCAGATAGTCAAACAAAACTTCTAGCCCTTCCCAACTGAAATGATCGCCTCGCTTAGCATCTTGGAAGGCTTGCTTGAAGCTGGATAGTGTTACAGTTGTTTTCATGATTTTCTCCTGATTATGCTACACGTTAATTGCATCGCTCAAACCTGATGCACTGCCCATCATTACTGATATTCACTATATACCTAGGTGCAGTTTTCCCCAGTGGGACTTCATCAAAATAAGGTGAAATGGCCAGGTACTCTAGTGTATCATAGGGGTACATCCATCTGCACTGAATCACGATGCATCGCCCCATAATTGCTCTAGCTGTCTCGGGATACTCCTCGATAAACTCCAGGTCTAGCCTAAAGCTGCCAGTTCGTCTATCCATTCAGTTCTCCTTGTTACTTACACTCCGCGCCATCCCCAGCAGCAGGTCTCGAAACTCAGTCGGTGTATGAATTCTCGCAGTGCTGTTAGTCCCACCTCCCTTGAACGCTACTTCACCTCTCCGCCTGCATGTTTCCAAGCCATATTTGTCTATCGCCCACTGCGGAAACACCGCCTCACTTTTTCCCCACAGAAGCTCGGGCAAGTCCGTGCCAACTGCATATAGCAGAGTCGGCTTCCGTGCATAGTGGCCGTACCTTCCCTGCTCAACACAGCATGTCCACCCGCCAAAGTCATCGGCTTTTACCCATCCGCCTGAGCGCGGCGGCACAACAAGACCAAAATGGGGCCAGGCATGGCTTCCCCACGGATGCTCAAGAACCCCGCCAAACTGACGAACGCTATTCAATGCGGCAGCAAAGCATCCGCCGTCATCGCCTTTTTTCTTGCGCTCCCCTGTTCTCGCAATCCATAGAGGCTGCCCGGCCCAGAATTTACCCCAGCGCTGGCAGGGGGGGTGAGCTACTACGGGATAAGGGCCGTTATAGAGGCGAGCATCCTGAAGCTCATCCCACGGTTCTACACCATCCAGCCCAAAATAGGCCCCAAAAGTTTCAACGTACAGCGCAGCAACCATCTTCATTTCACTCTCCAGTAAACCTATTTTGCATCAATAAATGCCATCAACTCGCCTTGGGCTCTCAGGAAAATTTCGTACATATCTGCCATCTCTGGATGATCTGCTGTGTACACCGCAGCACTTGTGTGAACGCGCGTATCCCCACCCTCATATCCGCGAAACTCGTTCAGCGCGAATCCTGGATAGGGATGGCACCAGGCGCTTATC